ATGAGCAAGCGCTACATTATCACCGCAGAAATCGCTGACCGTGAGGAAGATGGTACAAGCCCTGAAGACGGTTCAAGGGTTTATAAAGTGCTTCCATCGCGAAAGACATGGAGTGTTGACCCCTCGATGACCATTGGCGAAATCATGGAAAAGGTAGACAAAACGTTCAACGTTTACCGAGTGATCATCACCGATGACGCATCAAATTATAACAACTAGTCGGCAATCGCAGCAAACGGCCAAAACGCAAAAAACCGCCCCCGATGAAGGGACGGGCAGCACACGGCGAAGCCGGGCAGACACATCAGGGCGCAATTGGACAATCTTGCGGGCGGTGCCCGCTACTGCCCGCCTTCCCGGCGTGAGGGTTTCAAGGATCATCACCAGCCGCCGAATGGATTGCCGGATGCATCGCAGCCTTTGATGACGCGCTTCAGGGTCTTGCCAGCGCCGGGCTTATCCACAAGGTTGGTCTTTCTGGAATGGCAACCAGCACACAGCGATGCCAGCCCATCGAGCGGCGGGAATGCCGCGCCGCCCTTCTCAATCGCATCCACATGGTCAACCTGCGTTGCTGGCTCACAGATGTCCGCAACACGGCAATGCTCGCACAACGGATCATCCATGAGCTTTGCCATGCGCAGCCGCTTCCATGCTGCGGTATTATATGGCCAAGCTGCCATCAGATCGAATGCAACAAACGATGGCTGCGGCTCTCTCTGTCTTCGGTCGCATCGACAGCGGGAAGCCTGCCGAATTTCGCTTCATAGCTGGCAACAAGCGCCTGCCGGATCGTATGTTCAAACGCCCCGCCCCGCTTCCACTGAACCCGGTGCATGCTCTCCTTGCCGCCTTTCGATACCGGATGAAGCGCCCGGATACCCTCGCCAAAGACGAACGCAAGGCGCACGTCGCGCAAGGTCAGACCGGCGTCAGGCATAACGACATCAGCAAGGGCCTGAATTTTGGCGGTGCTATCAACCGGGGAATAGTCGTTTTTGAAAAGCCGTAGATTATGTACTCGGATCATGTGTTCTCTCCTTATGGGTGTTGACCCGCCGAACCTCTCGCGACGGGCCAGTTTGTGTTGCTAAGTGGATACCTGGGCTAGTTGCTCGCCAGCGCTGCCCGAAGGTGCGCCGGGAATGACTGCCGGACGAGGTTGTCCGACAATTCCCATGTTAAGCGGTTCAAGGTATGCGTCACCGCCCTTGATTTTGGGCCTGTTGTCGTCGCGCCGGATATCGTTGACAGACAGCCAGCCACCGTTTCGGCCGATGTTGTAAGCCTCGTATCGGTCCTTCTGCGATGCTTCCATGAGGCGGGACAGATCGTGTTCGATGTAAAGCGTCTTGCGAGCGTCCGGTGAAAGCAGCGACACCATGAGCGAGCCTTCGAACCGTGCCGCCCACAAGCGCAGGCAGCGGGTCACCAGAGCCCGGCTTTCTTCGGCCGCACTGGAATAGCTGGCCCCGTCAGTGATGCCCGCCACAGAAGGCGGAACGCCCCACACCCGGCAGATATCCAGATTGGACAGCTTCCGGCTTTCGAGGAATTCGCTATCCCGTGCTGAAAACTGGAACGTCTCAAACTTAGCGCCGCCGTCCAGCACCATGAAATCACCGGCCTTTGTCGAGCCGATAAATCTTTCCTTCATGCGAGCGAGCGCCGCCGTCTTGCCATCGCCGCCGATCTTCTCAGGCAGTACCAATGCGCCGGAAGGACGGAAGGAATTGACTGCCTGCGCCCCTGCCTGTTCGCTCTGTGCCGTGGCTAGGCCGAACGCTGCCGCTGCAATCTGCACCGGGCTCTGCCCCATGATGCCGTCACGGCTGGCGAATTTCAGGTGCAAGATATCGTCCTGCGAAATGATCTCTACGCCGCCGTGCCGTGGCTGATAGCGATACCGGACGCGACCCGTGGTCAGTTCCTCGACAGTCACCAAGCCTTTCCAGAGCGGCTCAAGGCCAGTGATTTGGCTCCTGCCGTTCCGGTGGATGCGAGCATAGGCGTTGCCGTGGATAAGCACCGATCGATAGAGCCATTCCTTGAACTCGAAAGCCGAAACGCCCGGCCACGGCTCGCCAGTCAGCAGAGCATACAGCGGGTGCTTCATATCTTCGGTTCGGTCGCCCGCCTCGTCCTCGCGATATGTCGAAAGCGGGCTCATGGCGAGCGAGGAAGCCACGACATCAATGCAGCGATGCGCCACACTCAAGCCGGTCGCCTTTTCGATATCCGCAACGGCCTGCCAGCGAGTGCCAAGGAATTCACCAAGGAACGGGTCAGACGATGCAATCCGGGTCTCGCGCTTAAACGGCCACATGAGCGGACTCCAGTTCAAGCAAGGCAATCCGGCGCTCATTTGCCGTCCGGGTCAGGGATGCGCGCGAGCGGGCTTGCACGGTCGTTCCTGCATATGCCGGGACCGAGTTGATAACGCTCACCTCATGCAAGGCGACGTTCCGAAGCTCGCGACGGTCGCCTGTCCAGACATCACCGCCATCGGGGACGTGAAAGCCGAAGCTCATGCCGCCAAGATCAGACCGCTTTGCCATTTCGAGCAAGTCGCGGCCAAGCGTGGTTTCAGGCACCGACAGTTCAAAGCGCAAGCCGCGCTCATCTTCGGACAGGGAAAGCGTCCCGGATTTCGTTCTGGCTAGAACTTTTGTCGGGTCATGATCGACCAGCGCCAGAATATCGCCGTTAGAAGCAAGGCTATTCTTGAAAGCGCCGGGCGCAATCCGTTCGTGGAAATCCGCAATGCGGGTCTCCTGATTGAATACGGCAGCATAGCCAACCAGCTTGCGGCCCTCGATCTTCATTTCTACTGCATGGCGTTTCTCCATCAAAAAATGATCTCCCTGAAAGGCGCGGTCAGGGCGGACACAGCAAGGGGGACCTCGCGAAGTGCCACGCTATCGACGGCGCTACGATTTTCGTAAAAATGTGAGATCAGCAAAAGGACCGCTTGCCGGATAGCCGGTTGGATGGGCGTGGCAAAAACCACACCCACCGACTTCAAATGATCCTCTGCCGCCTCGACGAATTCCAAGATGCTCGTATCCTCGAACTCATGTAGAATTCTCAGATGCGCCTTGGCCTGATCCAATGAGACAGCCGTTGCCATCTTAGGCGAAGCTCTTCCAAGCGAACGCTTCCGGGTGACGGACGGCAATGTCAGCGTCAAGGAAAGCATGCAGGCGCAGACCGCCCTTATTTGCATCGCTGTACGGGTTGGCAAGGATGTCCACGCCCGACCAGTATCCAACCATCAGGTTCGACCATGCGCCGAAGATGAGCGGGTTTTCCGCACCGTCTGCCGGAACCTGATTACTCGATACAATCTTCTCGCCGTGGAAGATTTCCGAGGCCGGAATAGTGCGGCCCGTGGAGTCTTTCACCTTGCGAGCGACTGCCAGCAGTGCCGGGTTAGTGAGGAATGCCGTGGTGCCGGTCACGTCATCAATAGTGAGAGCCGCGATAAGATTGGCGGCAGCATCGGAAAGTTCTGCCTCAGCCGTCGCATGCTCTGCAATCGCCGTGAGGATACCGGTCGGCTGATTTGCCAAGCCAGTGCCAGCGATAGCCGCCTTGTCGAGTGCCTGTGCAAGAACAAAGGCAAGGTCCGAACGCAGCAGGTTTTCCAGCGCAACGCCGTTCTGAAGCTGAAGGCGACGGGACAAATACATTTCCCCGGTCACCGTCTTCGGCTTCAGGCTCACCTTATCAAAGGTCGCATCCGAAGCGGTGGACGGGCCATCTTCGGCAACCCAAGTTGCGGTAGGACCAGAAGTCAGGCGGGGCAGATCAAGATTGCCAGTGAGGCCGGAAATGATCGTTGCGCCGAGGCCCTGCACAGCCATGACGGGACGAAGGCGATCAATGAGACCACCGAGATTTGTGGCCACCGTGTTGCCAGCCGAGCCGCCAACCGTCATTGCACGCTGTTCACCGCCGAAAATGAGGTCAGTGGGCACCATGATACCGCGCGTCTCGCGTCCCTTGGAAAGCTCCTGATGAGCTTCGCGCTCAATGCCGGACAGCTTGTCAGCGCCTTCGGAAATGGCCTTGCCAATCGAATAGCCGCGCAGTTCGTTGCTGGCGAAAACCGGCTTGGTTTCGGCGGAAGCTTCGAAGGCTTCAACGGTCGCAAGGCGCTTCAGGTTGCCGTCGATGGCGCGCACTTCGGTTTCCAGAGCGTCGAAGCGTTCCGGCGAAATGCCAGCGGCCTTCATTTCTGCGATCTTGGAATTGCGGGTCTCAACGAGGTGATGTTTGTTCATTTGGCTCTCCTTATGCTTGTTAAAAGACACAAAAAAACACGGCAAGCCGAAGCCTCCGCGCGTGGAAAGGCCCGTTGCGGGCTATCGACGGCTGGAAGCCAAGGTTTTGCTGAATGATTTTTGGTGTAGTGAGGAGGTAATCAGAGACGCTTAGGTCTCGCTAAATGGCCGCTTGGGCCAAGTGTCTATGAATTGGGAAAAAGTAGCCGGGTTGCGTTTCGGCGCAGAGCCCGGCCAAGTTTGGATATCATTGCACAGATCAAGATGCTTCTGATATTCCCGATATAACCTCCAGATTGAGGCCATCAACTCGATTGTCAAAAATAGTTTTAGACCTTGGGGGCGATGACCTTAATGAGTTCGCCGTCACTCTGCATGTCCACGTTCAGGGAGCAGCGCCCGCCGTTCTCGCCCTCAACCGTGAGCGATGCAATGTGCATGTGCCCGGTCCAAGTCACCGTCTCCGTCGAAAGGGTCAGCACGATCTTGACCGGAACAGGCTCGATGCTGTCATAGGCGGCAAGCCACGTCTTGACGCTTTCCTCCGCAAGCACGCCCTCGCCAGTAACAGCGGCCGACATGCTGGCAACGTCACGGCCGACCCACGATGCAGTATCCGGGGAGTCGCAGTCGGGCAGAACGATTTCTGTCAAATCCTTGGTGAGCGCGAGGCTCTTGGAAGTGAAGCCGCACGGGGCGGAATAAACGGGCGACGCAACGAGCGTGCCGAGCATGATTGCGAACATACCGAAACGGACAGTCTTTGGCTTAGCCATTTAGTCTCCTTTCATAGAAAAAGGGCGCTGCCGAGCTAACGACAACGCCCCAAATTGAGGGGATATTTTGAAAGCACGCTGCAACAGTGCGCAGTGCCTCTCAGACCGATATAGCCCTCAGAATGGCATGCTCCAATGCAGACGCGCGCAACTGGACAAGCTGGCACCTGCGGTGCACTTCCCGCCCCTACGGGATGCGGGGGTTAGGGCAGTTCGCAGGGATACCCGCTAGGCGTCTTCAGACAACCACGCTGGAAGTTCGTATTCCTCTTCCGCGTCACTCTCTGCCGTCCGCAATGCCATGGCCAAAGCTACCGCCCCATCAATTCGGCCAGACGCCTTACTCTTATCGAGCTTGCGTGCGCCTGCCGGGTCCATGGTCACAATCGCGTTGCTGATACACATGGTGAGAACCGGATTTCGACCATGCAGCAATTCCACTTCCGCAATCTGCCGCTCAAGAGCCGAAACACATGGCGACATATCCTTGTAGCCTTGTCCAAGCTCGACAAGCGGAAGCTCGCACCCGATCTCCGCAAGTTCGCGCCGCAAATCTTCGATCCGCCAACGGTCGAAACCAACGGCCTGAATATCGAACTGCATGGCATCGCGGGCCATGACCTGCGCAATCATGGCAGGATCGATTGTCTTGCCCGGCAGCGCGATCAGATGGCCCTCTTTGACCCAAAGCGGGTACGGCACCCGGTCAGCATGCGATTTCTCTTCCAGCCCGCTCTCAGGCAGGAAGAACCGTGGCAGGACAACCGTGCGTCCATCAATCTCGGGAAAAACCAAAATCCATGCGGTCAAATCCCGCGCTTGCGAAAGGTCAAGTCCGCCATAGCATTTGCGGCCGACAAGCTCACTCTCATCAACGTCCCCGCCGCAGGCATCCCATTCGGCCTTAGCTACAAATCTGACGTGCGCCGCGATACGCTGATTTAGGATTTTGTTGCGGAAATCCTGCTCCTTCGACGGCATGAGCTTCGCCTGCACCGCCTGCCGCTCTACGTCCTTCAGAGACCGGAAGTCACCGAGCGCAGGATTTGCGAGCAGCCAGGTATCATATGCCCACGGGTCCGCATCCTCCGGCGCTGTAAACAAGGTCAGATGGAACGTGGGGTCCGGGTCCACCTCGCCGCGCTGAAGCTTCAAACCATAGTCGATAAGCTGCGAGAACGGGTGAATGTCATCCGCCGCCTGCGTAGAAATCACGCACATAAGCGGCTCATCACGTGCGCCCATGGCCGTATTCAGGGCGTCATAGAGTTCCGAATTCGGGGCATAGCCGTATTCATCGACCACGACAAAGGAAGGGGAAAGGCCAAGCTTTGTGGATGCTTCCGACGACAGCGCCGCGAAAACCGTTCCCGCGCCCTCGCCCTCAAGAACCTCGATTTCCTTATTGAAACGCTTGATATTCACGCGCTCGCCAAGCTCAAGATGTTGGCCGAGGATGGCCGCGACTTCGCTGAAAATCTTGCCAGCCTGAAACCTGTCGTTCGCGGCGGCATAGACTTCGCCGCGCGGAATAGCTTCAGGGCCCATCATATGGCACAGCACCAAACCGGCTACGAGGCCAGTTTTGCCGTTCTTGCGGGCCAATGACAGGATGGCCGTGACAACTTCTCTGTGGCCGGTTTCGTCGGTCGCATAGATGGCTTCGATATAGCTTCGCTGCCAATCTCTGATCTTCATTTTCGAGCCCGCAAGCGTGCCTGCGGTTATGGGTAGGTCTTCAAGGAAGGCAATGACGCGCTCGACCCGTGAAAGGTTCTCAGCCTGCCATGGCAGCACCTTGCGGGGCTTTTCCTTGCTCATGATGTCAGATTGGCGCTTCTTCGCACCGGGTCCACGAAGGCCCATTTTGATCTCCTTTCAATTTTTTTGATCTATCGAGGCCCTCCTATCAGGGACATTGATGAAACTAAGTATCTTCGAATGGACCCCGCCGGTACTCAGCCCGACGCCGCCCATGTTCCGACCCTCCCCCGGCCCAGAGCGGGCCAAGGGAAAGCTTTCACGATGGATGCGGGAAGCAGACGCCCTTGGGCGTCCAGAGCCTTCACTGCGCTTATTTGAGTACGGAGAGGAAGGGTTCCTTCGGGTCAATGAAATGGCTTTTGCCATCACGAAGCGGCAGTCCGTAAAACATCGCGGTCCAATAGTCCCGCTGCGCTTCATTGTACTTAGCAACACCATCCAGCAAAGCGAGAACCTCCTCGCTTGTCACGGACTCCGCGACGATCTTTGCGAATGCACGAGCCTTAAAGACAGCCTCGCTGCTAGTGCTTTCGTGGTGGTTCCATTTGCGAATGATATCTTCGTAGACCTTCATTGCGCGTTCCAACATTTCTGTATTAGCCATAATGCATATTCTCCTTCGGTTGTGCAGGCCAAGCAGCTGCGGATGCCTCAAGCATCTGCAAGCATGCGCAGGCATGCGGGGGGGTTATAGGGGGGACAGTGACAGGGTAGTTGCAGGGTAGTTGCGGCATAGTTGCAGGGTAGCTTGCCAAGGTCCATGCAGCTATGTGCGAGCATAGCTTGCATATGCCTGCATGTCTCAATTCATTCTCGCGGCTGCATCCACAATGCCCATCGTTGGGCGTGGCAACGTGCCGTGATTGATTTCCGTGATCCGGCCAGACCGGCGCAAGCTGTCCATTGCCTTTTCAAACTGCCGAACATTAACGCCATCCGCCTCCGGCATTTGCGCGAATACCTTGGGGGCGTAATACTGCGCCGACGTTTTCGCAAAGGTCACTCGACCTATGTTGCGATCTACAGTAGCCAAGCAATCCATGAATACTCGCTCGGCCTTCGCTTCCACCATCAGTCCAGAGCGCGAACCCGAGTTCAGCACGAACGCGCCCTTTTCCCATCGCAGTTTGATCTCGCCGCCGACCGTGCCGTAATTCGCCTTCATGGTTTTCAAGATGCGCACGTCCGGGTCATCGTCGTATTTTGGGTCCGGCCGGGTCAGGTACAGACGCGAGCGGGCCGAATTGCTCCATCCGGTTGAACCGGAAGTGCCCGTTCCTGACATCATGCCAGCAACGGAAGGGTGAGCCAGGAGGATGACCGCGCATCGCAGCTTGATAGCCAGCCCGCGCAGCATCCCGACGAATTGACGAACCTGACCGCGATCTATCTCGTTGCCGCCGAAAAGGTCAGCCGCCGTATCAAGAATGATGCACCGGGGCCGCATGACGTTCACGAACGCTTCGACGCGCCGGAATACCTCAGTGGGCACCATGCGCTTGCTTGCGTCCTGCACTGCCATGACAGCGTCTTCACCGGCCATAGGCATAAGACGGAAGTCGTGGAGGTCTCGCAGGTACAAGCCGAGAGATTTGCAGATATCCACCTGCCGCCGCTTAAACTCGATTTCTTCGTCCTCGGCACCAAGATAGAAGACACCGCCGCGCTCTGGCGAAATACCAAGGGTGTCAACATCGGCAGCACCGGCCAGACCCCATTGGAGCGCTAGCAGCGACTTACCCACACCGCCATCACCGTACAAGAGCGTCACCTGACCGATGGGCACAAGGCCTTCAATCCACCATTCGCGTTCTGGCACCGTTTCATCGTCGTATTCGGCAGGGCAGACGATACCGTATTCTGCCGCCAGATCGTCCAGCGTCTTGCCGTCCGTCGAAATGGCCGGGGCAGGCTCTGTTGCGACGTGCCGCCGCGCTTCCCGCTCATCATCCTCGCTGTAGGAAGGGCCGTATTCATAAAAGAGGCGTTCTGCCTCTGCTTCCATCTCTGCCAGTTCGTCCGGCATGTATTGCTCGCTCATGGCGTCAAGCCGCTTCCAGCGATGCGACCCAGCTTGCAAGCGAGGAACGGCGAATTGCGACCGTCCCGCCCAGTTTGACCGTTTTTAAAACACCTGCGTAAATTAGCCCGTAAACCTGACGGCGGGTCATGCCTAGCTCGTTGGCAATTTTGTCCGCGCCCATGATCATAGTAAGATCGTTTTCCATCTGTGCTTGCTTCCTTTCGTCGTTTCACCAGCCTTTCCCGCTGTTCCTAAGCCCCATCTAGCTCCTGCGCCAAGCGATATCAAGCATTTGTTTTTGCTCCACTTTTTCCGATCCCCTTGTCTCCAAAATACCAACTTTTAGAGTCACCCGATTGAATTCGTAAGCAGATTTTAAATTCTCCGGCTTGTCCGTTAGCGAAAATTGACATTCCAACACGCTGAAAACGTTGGCGAATAAAAAAGAGCTTTTCCATCACCCGCACCGAAGGGGACGCGGGCAGTGCACCGCAGGTGCCAGATTGATCCCGGTTGACTTCCGGCGTGCGCCACGATATTCCATGCGCCATAATATCAGTATATCTGAGGTGAACATGGCAACGATCACGAAACGACATTGGACCACAAGCAAAGGTGAAGAGCGCGAGGCGTGGGTGCTTGCCTACACCGACAAGCAGGGGAAGCGTCACAAAGAGAACCACCCCAAAAAGAAGGAAGCGGAAGCGCGCCGGATCGAGGTGGAAGGTCAAATAAGCAAGGGGGCCTTCCGTGTTGAAGCTGCAAAAAAGACTGTTGGTGATGCAATCGACGCCTACGCCAAGGCTCTCGACAAGCGTCTGAAGGAAGGCAGCGCAACACGGATGTATACTGAGAACACGAAAGGCCAGTTGAATACACATGTTCGGCCGACGATGGGGAATTTGAAGCTTGCAGAAACCACCGCTCGGAATGTCACAGCCCTGATTGACACTCTCAAGGATAATTCTGTTGGCCTGCCGACTATTCGTCGCGTCATCGGGGCCCTGTCCCGCACACTTCAATATGCGGTGCAACAGGACATGGTAGCCGGGAATGTCGCAAAGGGCGTTCGCGTACTGGCTGCGCGTGGGGAGACCAACAAGAGGATTGTGCCACCGAGCAAGGATGAGTTCGCCGCGATCCTGAAGGCAGCCGATGAAATGCCCCCCATTCGTAGCAAGCAGCCGCCTGCCCTCGCCTTGCGTATCCGCTTCGCCGCAAGAACGGGCCTCAGAGCGTCGGAACAATGGGCGCTGCGATGGATGGACGTTGACCTGCAAAATGGGCTGGTGACGGTCTCTCGCCGTCTGGATGCCTTTGGACAGATCGACGTGACAAAGACTGAAGCAGGCAGGCGCACTGTCAATCTTAGTAAGACGCTGATCGCGGGCTTGAGCGCATGGCGTGAAGAAACGCGCTACAAAGGCGACGATGATTTTATTTTCCCGGATGCTCGCGGAGGTTTCACTAGGCACACGAATTTCGTGAAGCGGTTTTGGATACCACTTCTGAAAGTTGCCAGCGTTGACGTGGGCTGGCACTCTCTCAGGCACTTCGCAGTGACAACGTGGATCGAGTCTGGACTTGGAAATCAGCCAAAGGCAATTCAAACGCTTGCCGGACACGCCACATTCCACATCACGATGAGCCGTTACGGTCACCTGTTCCCAAGCGCAGATCACGCAAAAATCTTCGACATGATTGACGAATAA